GAATCTTCGGAACGCCATTCCATAGATTCACCAGTTTGTGTATCCACAAGCATCTGCTGTGTTCGATAATCTTTATAATAGAACTCATCATAAGGAAGAAGATTTTTATCACTGTATCCATAACTTTCTGGCATAAACTGAAACTTGCCATCCTTATTACCCATACCCATTAAACCCATAATCTCATCTGTATCATCAGGAAGTAAAGACACACATTCACGCTTTGTTAAAAATGAGCGCTTCCATAAACCTCTACAGTCAGACAAATCTTGCTTGCGGAAGAATGGATCAATTAGAAAACTATTGTAACTACAATTATCAACTTTAATATTACCTGAAACAGGATCGGATCTGTAATCTACCCAGATCTGCAGCAGATTCATTCCAGTAACAAGTGCACCATGAAAAGAGTCAGATATAGTTTCAAGAATTCCTTCTTGTTGATTGGCCCACATTAAAATCTTTGAGAACTGGTTTGCAGTCTCTTCGTCACCATTTTCAACAGGAGTTACGATCGTAGACTTGCGGTTCCTTCGTTGATGACCGCTTATCATATTTACGACTCGGCGAATACGGTTAAAGCTAAATTGCTTACGTTGATGTGCAGGGAGATTGCCGTAAATATCATTCCATAGTGTTTGGTCACCTGCCTCGAAACGAGTATCATTATCAGCCTCTGACCAAAAAGCTTGGTTAATACTGATGCTTTCCGAATAGAAAGCCTCCATTCTAGACAAGATACCTTTATCTTTCTCATCATAAAATTGGGGCCCTAACTGTGGAAATAGCATCTGTTCTCCTATTTACTATAGTTTCTCAGCAGCCCTTGCGAGTACCCTGAAGACGGAGAAACAACCCGCCAAGGGACTGCTTTTATATGATTTTAGAATCGCAGACTAACTATAGCAAGTTTATTTACTCTTTGGTAAAATCTATTTCTCTTTTATTCCATTACAGCAAACAGCTTATCCTCACCAATCAACATACAATCGTTACCCACATCAACTCCACGGAATGGACCGAAATAGACAATATCACCCTCTTTTACAGACATTTGGCTCCTAGTACCATCTGGTGATAGCTTACCTGGGCCTACAGCTAGGACTTCTCCGGTTTGACCTTTTTGCTTCACAGTTCCTGGTACAATGATACCAGCAGGAGTCTTTCCACTTTCCTGTATCTTCTTAATTAAAACTTTGTCGTGCAATGGACGCATATTACTTTTCATTTTAACCCTTTCTTTCCATCTCATATTTAAGCCTGTAAACCACACTCGACGACACCTTAAGTTTCCTAGAAATATCCATTGGGCGCAACCCCAACTTCAACAAGTTAAGTATTTCGTCTCTATACTTTTTAGACCTAACAATCTTCCACTTACAATTATCCGCACAAAAGTCTTTAGTGTTATCTATTCTACTTAAACGTCCATACTTAGGAAGTTTCCCCATATCTTTATAGAACCTCATAAAGTCAATTCTCCACTCATCGCATACCTTGATACCTATCCATCCTAAACTCTCCCAGCGATAATCTGTTTTGCAATAACATCCGTTAATCATTATTCGCCACTGACTATAGATAGGAGATCCATACAATCCTTTGCCCTCTTTAGTACGCCCCCATGTATTCTTATGCCATACAAATTTAATATAGCATTCCTTACACTGCTTAGTTTTATCTCCTAAAACCCTTACACATGACAAACTTCTTTTTTTTCCGCAATCACACTTACATAAATAATGATAATATCCCGTAACTACCCCATTGAAACCAAGAATCGTCCAATGATTGAACTTTTCACCTATCTTACTCTTAAGAAATGCAACGCGAGTCTTTTTCGATTCCTGTGGAGGATTTGCTTTACTGTCAAATTCTTTGCATTTATCACACATCTATTCACCCTTCTTATTCCACCCATCAACAAATTTTCGTCGTAACCTAGTGTATTCTTCTTCTGTAATTAATTTAGCCTCTAACTTTATGGCAAGAGCATCTACACCTTCATAATAAATAGCCGTTCTAATATACTCTGCTTCAAGTTTTTTATCCCCTAAAGTATCTATCGTCCTAAAGCTTTTTGCGCCTACCCTACATCCGTGCCAATCTAGGAAGATCTCACCACACGCACAATCTTTTTGCTTCTCTTCAATTTTTAATATTTCTGTGTCAAGAATCGTATTGCATTTTTTGCATCTTATTCTAACTCTTCTACACGTTACAAAAGTCTTACATCCGCGCCTCTCTGCACGCTCCCTAAGATCCTGCTGCTCCAACATATTTTCTTTATGCCATTCATCCTCGGTCATCTTTTGCCTCCCTAAAGTCTTTCTCCACCGAATCCAACAGCCCCTGGTACACACCAACAAGCTCATTCATGTAGGGTAATTCCTTCAGGTTTTTCATATATTTAAATATGGGGGCCAAAATAAGAGCTACAGTCAACGTTTGAAACGCCTGTCCTTCAGTAACTCTACCAGCCTTCTTTGTTACATAACTACTCGCCTTCTCCATCTCTACAGCATTTGCAATTAAATCCAACAAATACTCTTCTGCTGTCTTATTCTTCTTAGCCATCTACTTACACTTCCTAAACTCTTTCTCATACACCATCTTTATCCCCTCACAGAACAACCATGACTTAGTCTTTTTGTTCTTACTCAACAAGAAGAATGAGATAAGTTCGTTTACCATTGTCTCATCATCTTTAGATATATAAATGGTTGTTTTAGTTTTCTTATTCATTATTCCTCCTGCTTTTTATCTTCACCACCCTCTAAAATAAGATCATATATTTCATCTTCACTAAACTTGCCTTCTTTGACTGCTTCTCTTACGACATTCAAATGCTTTTCTACTTCCTCAAAAACTTCTGTTAATTCCTCAAACACTAAATCTAACATTACTATAGTGCCGGTACCAAAAACCCCATCTCTGCACCATCTGGTTGCTATCTTTTGTAAGAACTTTTGCTTTAAGTTTTTCATTTCTTCCTTTATCTCTTTATGGTTATTCTTATTCACCATTCAGCATAATTTTTATTATTTCTTTAAGCTCTACCGGCGAAAGATCATTTCCACAATACTGCCCAACATCATACATTTTTTGCATATTAAGATCGTTGGATTTTTTCATCTCACGAACATCCTTATGCATCGCATTTATACTAACAGTAAGTTCGTCGACTCTTTTAAGTAAATATTTCATTTCTTCAGTCATTATTTTTCCTTCTTTTGTAAGAACTTTTGCTTTAAATTTTTCATTCGATCACCATTCCTTAATAAACACAACCCAATAATATAATATTGCCAAACTGATAAACGTAGTAAATGAATAAATAAAGGTATATATAGTATAAGGTAGATCTGGCTCCCTGCTTATGAACAATAGATAAAAAGGCATAACGTCTCCTCTTGTTTTTATATATTACTGCTCACAGTATAACATTATAATGCTATACTGTTAAGCAATTCTTCCTATTGGAGTGGATTGGAATCCAATGGAATCCAAGTGAGCTCACTGTGACTTTTGGGAATTTTCCCACTCTTCCCACTTGCTTGACAAAAAGAAATACCGGCGTGTATGAGGCGCCGGTACGAAAAGAGTTCTCGCATATGAACGAGAAGAGCATGAATGCAAAACTTCTTTATCTTAGCGCGCTCCAAATTAACGCACCAAAGAAAATAACAACTGCAGATGCACCTAAAACTATATATAAATTCATAATGTATCTCCTAGTAACTATCTCTTTCTATTTTCCAAAAACTCAATAACATCACACTTAGCATAAACTATCTTGTGTTTCAACTTTATCCACGCGGGGCTACACTTATTTGTCCTTGCGTGGTAAGCCGAGTCGATACAAGAGTATATTCCGAGTTCTACAAGATGTGCGCTGGTTAGAAACGCCGGATAACTTTCTAACATCTTTTCTATCGGCGACAATATCATTTTGATTCCTCCATATCCTCATCCTCCTTTTCAAGTACCTCAACTCTCTCAAACAACTCCTCAAGTTTCTCGCATATTACACCGATTGCTATAAAATTATTGCTCGCATCAACCTTTCTATCTTTTATCTTAGATAGAAGATATTTAAATTCAGCATCTCGTCTTTCGTTGTCCATACAAACCCTTTCCTATTAATACTGAGGTGTGTCATCTCTAAAGAACCTAGGCAACCCAGCCTGGGCCCCATACCTTGCCTCGTGATAATTCTTATCTATGTCCTGTGAACTTAATCCATCTCTTGTTTTAGGCAATGATATACATAAATATCTCATAGCATCTGCAAAATGTGACGACCAATCGTGAAGCGGCTGCGCTTTATAAACTCGTTTCTTCACATCGTATTCTTGCCTATAGTTTTCAAGAGCTTTTATGAGTGGCTTACACTCAACTTCATCAATCCAAATCTTACTGAATGCACTTCTTACCGCCTCGATCCCATCAGGTATAGCAATATTATCCGCTGTGATAAAATTAATACCCAACTGCCTAGCCTTTTCAATACGAGTAATCCCAGAACCAAACTCCATAACTTTTATGTCATGTGGAGCGATATGTTTCCCAAGGAGAAACGGCTTGTTCTTGATCACCTTCACATAATGCTCAAGCCCCTCCTTGGCGTTCTCATAACAATCTATAATTCTTACGGTCTGCCCTATCACCTGAAAGAATATGATTGCTGTGCTGTCGCGAACGCCAATATCCCAGGCCGTATGGACTTGAAACCCAGACTCCCACGGCACAGCACCTATTTGTCCTTTAACTCGCATACGATCGATATATTTGGTATAAAATGAACCCTCGATTCCAAGCGAAAAACTACAATAATATTCTTGCTGTATTAAGCAGTCTGACAGCTCACCTGATTGTCGCTCGCGCTCTATTGCCTCAAGAGGAATATGGTTTGTGTCTTCAACTGTTAACTTGGAACAAAACCATTCATCAGATCTCTGCGCTATTTGGTAGAGCTCCCAAAGATGATTTTTACCCCGAGGTGTCGAAATAAACAAGGCCCACCCCTGATTTGCCGTCAGGATCGGCCTAACGAAGGAATAAGCACGTGGATCACTTAACGCGAATTCCGAAAAAATAATTCCTTTTGGATTTGTTCCGACTAAAGCGTTGTCGTAATTGTCAGATCCGATTATCTGAAAAACTGATCCATTAATGAGCCTAATGCGCATCATTTGCTCATTTCTAGACTCTATTAACTCCTCTGGAAGATAATCAAGTATCCTGAATCCGTCGTTATCAATCGCATCCCACAGAATACGCCTTCCGCCAGAAAATGTTGGGAAGCAGTAATACACAGTTTTAACTTCTTTAATAAGTTCTCTAATACATAGATTGTACGCCGTAACATCTTTCCCGGCGCGGCGAGGCCATATTGCCAGTACCCGCTTGTATCCTTTGTTTTCTATAGCGTCAAATATGCAATGCTGATAATCTCTAGGCTTAAACTTATTTAAATGTATCTTGGTTTCTACCTTTAACTGCATTTATACTGATCCCCTTTTTTTCCTTTTTTCTACCTTCTTCCTCTTCCTGCAAAATCTTGGCGCCCGCATTCATTATTTCATGTAGCTTCTTTCTATCAGAAGCTACATCGAACCCGTGCTTTGACCACTCAGGGACTTCCAGGCTTACAGATTTCTCTGGCTTTACAGTATAGCTCTTCGAAACAATCTTATCTCCTGCAGGCGCACGAAAAAAAGGCGTCGCTTTTTCCGGAAATTCTACTGTAACTTTTACTCCTAAGCCACTTGTATCCGAATGCCTAATCGCTACGAGAAGAATATCAAATAGCTCCCGCACCTTAAGTACAGCCAAATCATCTGGGGTGCCATACTCAAGGCCACGATAAAAGACTGCTTCGCAACCAGTTTCCAAGAGCTCTCCCCGAACACCCTTTAAGGTAAGAACTCGATCTTTTTGCCCTATGACCCTTACGTCAAACATGTTTTCGGCTAAGTACACTTTGTCGTCTACCCTTTTAGGATAAATACTTAGGCCATCTTTTATGTCTTCATTTGTCAGTTTCATTTACTCCCCTTGCGCCCTTCTTCTTTTCCGCTGGCTTCTTCCCTTTAATTTCTCCCCGCAATTTAATTAACTCATCGTCGAATTGGACGGTTGTCCTAACTAATAACATTTTAATACTACACACTTTCTTCTCTAGTTTTTCATAACCTGCTTCCAAAGTAAGTATGCTTCTAGTTAGATTCTCCCGATCAGAGTCAAACACTGACTTATTATCGTTATATCGTGACAATAGTGCTCTATCGCTATCTCTTATTTGCAAGTCTTTTAATTTATTATACTCGGACTTATAGTAACTATAGCTATAGAATGACATCCTCCGAGTTATAAAAATTAATATACAGGTTGTTATAGCCCCCAACATAAAGTTTGCAAAAATCATCATGCCGTAGTTCATTTCTTTCCTTTCACACACCTCTCAGGATCATATGTCAGTTTCACTTCTTTTTTTCCTTAACTTCATCTGTATTCTTCGCCGGCGTGATAATAACTTCCACCGACCTATCAGAATTGTCAGCAGATACCCTCATGGCGGCTTGCTCGTCCTCACACTGCCTCGTAACTGAACAGTAGTGTCGCATTGTTTTTGATACCATCCCGGAGTCTAGCTTCTTTTCGAATAAACCCATAGCCCCTTTTTCGCGACGAGACCCGATACGTTCTTTCGCATAGACAAGGGCCGCGGCAAGATTATCGTGGCTGGCTACAAAGTCATAAAAACTTTGCGTTGGAATGCCATGGCTATTATAAAAATCATTAATCCTGAAAGAGTCATCCTTGTCCGCCCATGCTTTAAAATCCTTAGCCATTTGATCTAATTTTGTAGCACTTATAACACGCTCCTTAAAGGTTGCCATGTCCCTATATACCCTGCTACGCCTATTTGTTTTTTTACCGTTCGTCATGTTATTATTATTGACTTTCTTTTCCATATTTATTCACAATTTGGTTATTAAGATTTCGGTCCGTGGTTCGTGGCCGTAAATCTTTTTAGCGGTTAGAGATGATATTACACAAGGTTTATCATATATGACACCTTTGCAGATTTTTTGGGCAAAGGCAATAAGATCTCTAAGAAGTGGTCGGCCTTTATGTATAGTATTGGCACGATTCCTTCTTTGAGTTCCTCTTTTAATGGGCATTATAAATAATAATTGCATATCGATGGGAAATGTGATCTTTTGTTGGCCTTCGGCTTGGCCATCCAGTTGTATTTTGAAGAATGTTTTGGATTCTTTCTGGCTGCTCCACATTTTGTAATGATCGTCGGTAGTCTTGCTGGATACTGGAGCTCCCTTGAGTGTGTAGCGTAGATTTGAAATCATAGCTATCCTCCTTAAAGTTGGAATCTTGGTCCATTGTACTCTTAAGGTGTAAGCTACACACTTCTAGGAATTAGTAAAGATTGGGGTTGGGCTCTATAGTGGAAAGGTTTGTTGTTCGTCGTCGGGGGTTGCTTCGCCGTCTAAGTAAGCATCTATAATGGGAATGAGTTCTGGTTTATGGTTAACAAACACACCTCTAAGAAATGCGAGACCTTTTTTATTCATCTTTCCGCTACGTATGGCTTTTTTGAGTTCTTCTATGGGTTCGAGGTTTCGTCGTTGTTCATCTGTAAGGTGTTTACTTATAACGTTCGTTGTGTTGTCTGCCATCTTATTGGTGTATTGCTTTTTGTTTGGTCCAAACTCACGCATGATATCATTGCAGACCTTCATGTTAAAGATCTCACCTTCAAGGGTAACATCTCCTTCGGAGTCAAAATTAGGGAACTCACTCATAGCATCCCATATTGGTGGGAGATTCAATCGTTGTGATTCGAATACACAATAAGCGAAGTATGTGTTAAATGGGGATTCTGGTGTTAGAAGGTGTGTTCTCTGAAAAAGAGAGAGAGCTTTATATAGCACTTTATCAGAAAAGACAGCGAGTCTTATTTTGCCTGCACGTGTAAGTTTAAGAAAGCGAAGTTTGGATTCTATAACGCGAGAAATGTTCATTGCCATTCTTGATATCCTTGTTATTATAGGTTCGTATGTTTTTTCATAGATTAGTATGTCATAAATTGCCTTTATTGCCAAGGTTTTATGGCATACTTTTCACTTAAAGACAAAGCTTGCCTATCACACTAACGATTCACTGTTAAATTCTTCTCTTGTTGAAAATTTTAAAAGATTTATTCACGCGGATTGTCTCTAAATGAATGTGCCATTTTAGCACAGTACATTTTCCTATTATACAAAGAGTATCTTCTCTTAGAAACTGCAATCAGATACAATTTTTTATATAAAGATACAAGAGAATCCTTTAATAGGGAGACATATTCTGATAGAGACGCAGCTAGTATTTTATGGATCTTTAATTGCATTTTGCGTAGTTTAAAGACGTTTGATAGCCTGTAGACGTTCGTTTGGTAACACCTACCTTCTTTGTACGAGTTATACTTGGACTGAAAGATAAACATCACGATCATAGATAAAATATATGAATCCGTCTTACCTCGAAAGAACCCCTTGGTCTTCCACACATCCTGGTTTAAATGAATATAATTAAAAGTTTTATTTTTTACTTGACTTTGGGTGAGGATTTGATTAGTATTATTCATGTAACTTACTTTTTGGTAAAAATTCTGTTTGTAAGTTATAAAGATATGTGAGCAGACGATGGTTACGCCTGCTCACTCTTTATATTTCAATTAAATTCCCCCACATAATATCATCTCCTCAAAATAACACAACAACTTTCTAATGTTTCCCTTGACACTTCTGTACATTTCCTGTACAATTATAACAGAAGTACGATCTAACCCGTAAGACGGAGATACTTATGTTTACTCGAACTGAACTCTTACTGATGTGGAATAAAACTTGCATTAACTGCAAAAAAAATAGCCACGAGCATGGAGACCTATTCTGCTCAGATAATTGCAGCGCCCATTATAGGCAGCGTTGCTCTAAAAATAAACGTCATCTTATCGCTATATATGATCTAGAACTCGAACAAAAGGACAAAGCATAATGGAACACAATTATAAAGAAATGTTCGGTGCCGCACTTGAAGACTCGTACTGGGAACTACTCGATTATATTGAGGTTGCCCTAGGTAAAAAAGGTCTCGGACCAGAAGAGCATTTTAACGGCAGAGAAATTAATGCGTTACCAGAAGAAGCAAGAATACGGGTGTGGACACGACTTGGTAATTTCTACAAAATATGGTCAGAACATAAGAAGTATATTAAAGAAGCATATCCAACAATAAATAAACTCCTAGAGCTAACTAAAGAAGTTGACAGCGTATTATCGACCGACTGCAATTGTGGCAGATGCGATCATCTAAACCCAACAGAAAAGGACAAAGTATAATGGAAATCAAATCGCTCGCCTTAAAACTAGAAAAAGAAATCAACTCTAAAATGAAAGTGTTCAACGAAATGGGCGCCAAAGCCAAAGAGCTACAGCGAGAACTACACGAACAACACTTAGCTATGGCAAAACTCTTCGATGAACTTAAACCCGTAGAGTATATCGTTAGGCACCACAACCCTAATATGTGCGGACTGTTTGATGAACTCCTTAAACTATTAGATAAGAACTGTGAGAAGACAACCAAGGAGAAATAGGTGGAATTTGAAAATATCTATATCCACAAAGATAAACTCACAAAAGATCGCATAGACGAGAGGGTGGGCACTGTAAATTTCGAAGTTGTCTTTAAGGGTGCCATTAAATTAAATAACATCTGCATGGTAAAAAAAGATGCGCCAGAGCCCTTGTGCCGCAAAACGTTTCCAGTTTGGTTTGATCTTCACGAAATGGAGAGCTGCGGGGACTTCGCATATGAAATAATCTGTAACGATACAAAATGGTTAATCATAATTGCGTTGCTAGAAGCGCTTAAAAAGCTAAATTTATACCCATGGGGCGACGTTGATAAAGCAATTAAAATAACCAAACGTGCCTTTTTAGATTATGTACAAAAGGAAGATGCATGAAAACACCCAATTATAAACAAGTATACAAACCAAAAGCACTTTCTTACCTGTTTGATAAAGACGAAGCAACTTCATTTGGCGTCTGCATGAATGGCCTATATGAACTATTTGAAAAATATAACTGGCAGGGCTTCGTAGCGATAGAAGATGGCTATAAAAACGCCAATTATGTCACTAATATAGATCTGGTGAAAAATACAAACCGTCAAGACGGACGCCTTTTAACTGTGATTATTCTTTATTTAGACACAATAACCAAAAAGTACGATGTCAACATCGAGATCATGGTTGATGAACCCGATAAAGATTTCGATAAGCCATTGTATATCAACACGGACGGCTGCTCAAAACTCAACCCCAAAAACTACAATTAAAGGGAAACCAATGAAACATAAAATGAGCGCTAAAACAGAGAACGTCCTCAAAATATTTAGCATGTGGAATGATATGCTTCTAGGACTTGATAAAATAATGCCGCAAAATAGAATTTTTCTAGTTCTCGATGAGTTAGACAAGCATTTAAATATTGAGGCTGACGATGGAAACGCCTTCGAAGCTTTTATATATGCCTATAAAAGCGACATAGAGGAAAAACTTGTTGAAGCTGTTGTAAAAGAAGAGTATTTAATGGCAGGTCAATATGTTGCTATAATTAGGCACATACAGCGCGAACATTCTTTTGGCCATTCAACACTATAAATAACAAACTGGAGAAACATGGGAACAAATAGACAAAGATGCTTGTCCTACAGAGGTAAATGAGGCGCTGTGAGGAAGAGGAACTGCGGAGAATATTGAGCTAACTATATTGAAAAGGGAAACCAATGGAAATAAATGACATCTCAAAAATACTAGAAACCGTAATCAAACTCTGCGATAGAAAAATAAGCGAACAAATCTCAACGCTAATCAACGATAACACAAAAGGCAATGATCCGTATCAGTCTGAGAACATTAAAGAGCTAGCGACAGCATTTGCTAAGGCACAGGGCGAATTCAAGTCCATAGAGTACAACAGAGAGAACCCATACTTCAAAACACAATACGTTGACCTTTATGCTATCCTTAAAGGCGTCAGACCTGCTCTCACTAAAAACGGAATCTCCTTCTTACAATACACAGAACTTTCTCGAGACGGCAAAGGACCCACAATATTACACACCAGGCTTCTACACTCAAGCGGCCAATGGGTAGAAACAAGATCAAGAATAATCCCACCAAAAAACGATCAACAATCTTATGGCTCTACACTAACATACCAAAAACGATATGCCGCAGCTTCTCTACTAGGTATAGCCGCATCAGATGATTCATCTGATGATGATGGCGAAGTAGCCATGATAGAAACAAGGCAAGCCTTTGTAAAGGGACCATCAACAAAATATAACCCCAGAGAACAGTCATACCAGACCATAACTAAAGAACAACTAGAAGAACTAGAGTATGAACTTGCCCAATACCCTGACATCGGTGAAGAAGTTATAGACAAATTGAAACTACAAAGCCTCGCCGACCTCCCTAGAAGCAAATTCCAAATATCCATAACACGTATCAGAGAAATAAAAGAGCTGCGCAATGAAGGATCCAATAAATAATCCTAGGAGAATAAAATGTTTCTATATGTAATAGCGATGTTGCTTGGCGCTGGTGTGGCATTTTATATTTTAACAAGTCTTTGTGTGGACACACTAGCCGAACGAGTTATAGACACAGTTCGGGATGACTTTCAAAAGAGGGCTGATTATTTTAGGCGCGACGAACTAACAGAAAATGATCGCCAACTTTTACATAAATTTAAAGTAGAGTCTTTTAAGTTTACTAATACATTCCGAATACTTACCGACGAAATAGAGGAACTAAAGACCAAGTTAAATGTAAAGGAGAACAAATGAATATACCAATAACCCTTATTATTGTTCTTATAGTCATAGATCTCACACTCACTATAGCCGCGTACTTAAACAATAGGTGTGAAATAAATGAACTGCGAAAGTCATATGGAATTCGCGTATCATACCTAAATGAGAAACTCAAAAATCTCAAGTGTGACTTGAACGCAGAGAAGCAAAATATTAGCAACCTTCGCAAACTGCTTAATAGGCCTCAAAATAAATCACGTCATAGTTAAAAAAGAGTCGCACTATGGGTTAGACAGTGCGACACATAAAAGGAGAGTAGTAATGGGCCGGTTAACTTCTTAGCTCTTTCTTATCAAGTTGGCGTATCAATATAATAAGCCCCCTGAATCTTAAAGTAAGCATCATTATGAAAATCAACATTATCCATCATAGCATTAGCGGCCCCCGGCGCAGTTTTAATTAACGTTAATTCACCATCAGCATGATCAACTGCCCAAGCATGAAACGCTGTATAGCCACCATTAAAATCAATATTATCCAACTCAACCGCATATATATCCTGAGTTCCCGTTCCACCTGCACCTGGAGCAAATGGCAATCCGTCAATACGAGCAGTACCAACTCCAGTACCATCATGCGTCAACGTAATAACAATAAAAATGAAACACAAGTTGCCAAACCGAGTGTAAAACCCTTTTCTACTAGCGTATGTTACTCCCGCTGAAGAACCACCAAATTTTAATACAGGGACAAACGTTCCAGTAGAATACGCAAAATCATTTAAACCATTTTTAAGGTTAATATTAACTATATTTCCCGCACCCGTTGTTTCTATATTTGAGCCCGGCATACCTATTATTTCTACCTCATTAAGCGCCGGAATCGCAGGTCCCAAAAGATCCGTCGGAAAAGATAGCGGCACTGTTCCATCCGCATCAATAGTAATCCTATTAGCAGCACCTGTAGTCTGAATCCCTGCTCCTCCAAATACCTCTAGCTCGCCAAGTACCGGAATCGCCGGACCACCCAGATCTGTTGGGTAGGAAGTTGCTACCGTACCGTCAAGATCAATAGTGATTCTATTAGCAGCACCCGTAGTCTCTAGCCCTGCTCCACCGAACACCTCTAGCACCCCTGCTACCGGTATAGCTGGACCCAAATTATCAGTATCAAACTGATCAGATAACGTTCCATCCGTACCAATAGTAATTCTGTTAGCCACAGCTGTAGTCTGAAGCCCGTCTGCACCAAATACCTCCAGTACCCCTGCTGCCGGTATCGCTGGACTCGTAATATCCGTTGGGTATTGCTCAGCAAGCGTTCCATCTGTATCAACAGTAAGCGTATTTGTTGCAGGATTCCCAGTCACAATTAATGGACCCCCACCAATTGTATTTATATTTCGCGCTCCATCTACCGATACAGCTCCGCCAACATTTCCTGTAAGCGTAAGCAGGCTTCCTGTTGAAGTTAAAAGCAACCATCTAGCAATTCTATTATTGAGACTTACAAGCATCCAAACGCCTTCTACTGGGGCCGTCGACCTATCTATCCATAACTCGCCGACATTAAAGTTCTTACGGTCATTTGGCGTTGGCGCTCTATTATATGTCGCTAATCCTGGCGGCGAAACAGGTGCAACTCCCATATACGCTAATGGCCAAAGGCCAGATCTTTTACTTTGTTTCCTTTTAGCCATTATTTACTCCTATGTATTTTTAATTTCTCTTGCCGATCTATCTTTATATTCTGGCTGTGCAAAAACAAGTGTTGCATATTCATCTTTATTTGTGGGGAGTGATGTAAATTTAGCTGATTCAAATTTAGGATCCCACTCTGCTTTAAGGCGCTTAAAACATTGCTCATACTTGTGCATAATAATATACTTAACTCTTCTTTTCATATCCTCTTCGAACTCTTCAGACAATATTTCGTTCTTTATAACTTTCTTCTGTATTTCTGTAAGTGTAAATAAATCTTTAGCATCAACTGATATTTTCATAATTCTCCTAACAAACTAACTCACCACTAAAATAACTATAATAAGCCGTAGCTGGCATGTCGACAGTCTTAGTTCCACCCGTAGATACAACAGATATGTGCACAGTATCAGTTGCATCCATATCCGTTAAAACGCTAAACGGGAGATACAAATAACTATTAATACCAAGATTAGAAGCACTGTCAGAAAAACCCAGAATCGTTCTATTAGATGTAACTATATTTATATACCCCAATGTTGCACCACCAGCAAAATCTTCTAGGCACACCTGTCCTGTAAATTTATATCGGCCCGTAATAGGAGCCGTAAAAGTTCCCGAAGTTACATAATCACTTCCTTGATCAAAAACCTGTACCTCAAACGGAATTGTAAATGGTGTAGCATCCCCTGTCTGATTTGTACGCGCAGTATTATTATAAGCCATAAAGCACGGCTGAAGCGCCATATTTCTAAATCCATCTGAGTCTAATATGAATGTGTCCGTGCCTCCGTTATTTATGACAAAACTACCTGTTCCATTAGGCTTAAAAGTAATATCGCCAGCTGCAGCAGAATCTATAGTTAGTTGGGCTGTTCCAGAAGGATTAGCTCCAGCAGACGTGGATACAACAACTTTTAATTTATCGCCATCAGTATTATCCAAACCAATAGCAACAGAGCCTCCAGAATCGATTTCTTGATATGCGTATACATCTGTACTTAAATCTTTAAATCCTTGCTTTGCCATAATAAACCTCTAACAAATTAACGCACCACTAAAATAAGTGTAATAAGCGGTAGCCGGCATATCTACTGTTTTAGTTCCACTATTAAGATCTGTTCTAACTCTTACTGTATCAGCTGCATCCAATGGAACTTGATAGATAAACCTCAAAAAAATATAACCACTCAAACTTGTCATAGATACGTCTTTATATTCTCCTGGATCAATTCCACCTGTCCAATAAATTAATGTTCTTGGGTCAATAACACCCCCCCCAAAATCAGATAAACATACTTGTCCTTGAAAGGAGTAAATTCCATCCATAGGCGCTGTAAAAATCCCCGAACCAGCCGCATAATCTGACCCTTGATCAAAAACTACCACTTCGAATATAACAAAAAAAGCTGACGCATCACCAGTGATATTGCTTCTAAGCGTATTGTTATACGCAAAAAATGCAGGGTTAAGACCCATTGTCATTTCGCCAGTTGATCTCATTTCAAAGGTATCTGATGATCCATTATTTATTATGACACTGCCTGTACCATCTGGAGTTAAAGTTATATTTCCATTAGCTGACGGATCTATTGTTAACTGTTCAGATCCAGAGGGATTTGCACCAGCAGAGCTGGACGTTACAATCTTAAATTTATCGCCATCAGAATTATCCAATCCAACAGCTACTGATACACCTGATGATACCTCTTGATATATATATGGATCAGTATCGTACTTAAATCCTTGCTTTGCCATAATAAACCTCTAACAAATAAGGGCACCACCAAAATTACTATATCCTTGAGTTGCAGTTATAGCTGCAAACTGTGTACCACCTGTAGCCATAATCTGAGCATACGCCGTATCAGCTGCGTCCATTGGAACAATCACACTCATTAAAAATATATATACCCCAAACCTTCCTATATCACCTATTGATTTACCTTGCCCTATAATAGTTCTATCAGAAGTAACAAGTGTAATAAAACCTTGTGTCCACGCACCACCGCTACTAAGGGAAACTTGCACTTCAAACCTATAGTTGCCTGTTTTTGGCGCTGTAAATACTCCTGTTGTATGGTCATAATCAGAGTTCTGATCTACTAATTCGACCTCAAATATCATATCGTAATAAGTTCCATCCCCAGTAGCTCCAAGTCTTGCCGTAGCATTTGAAGCAAAAAAAGCAGACTGTAGTGGCAATAGCCCTTCACCATCATTGGTCATTTTAAATGTGTCATCAGATCCATTATTAACTATAAAATTACCAGTTCCGTTAGGCATGAAAGTTACATCGCCATTAGCCGCTGGATCTACAACAACCTCAGCGCTTCCAGTAATCGCAGCTCCGCCAGTATCCAAAACATACATCTTCCACTTATCGTTATCTCCTGTATCTATCCCTATAGCAGCTGACGCACCAGAAGTAATTTCCTGGTACAAAAAAGGATCAGTAGCTAGATCTTTGAATCCTTGCTTTCCCATGAATACTCCTACGAATCTGAAAGGGTATACATATAACTATATGAACCAACCCAGTTAAATGTTTGTGCAGCAACTCCAATCACACTTATAATCACACTTTGCGATCCTACATGAGCTTCTGCCGTTACATCACAAGTAGATGTTGTAGTAGTATTGATTACAGGTACACCCACAAGGGCTACATCTCCACCGTTGGAACGATAAACTGTTACAAAGACTTCTGCTCCACACGCATCTGCAAACGTTGACCTAAACCCATTTATGTATGCCTTAACAGATATCATCTCACTGTCACCTACAGCCAGAGTAATAATAGCTGTTGCTGTGTCATTTCCAGTTTGCACACTCGCTTGTTTTGTATACCATTCTGAACTTGCATATCCAGCCGCAATACCATCAAGTATAAAACCTGCCGTATTTGCCTTAACTGATGTTGTTGCTGTAATGCTAGCTGCTCCAGTAATATCACCTGCAATATAAGTTGTATCTTGCTGCCCAGCCCCAGCGCCATGTGTTCCTATACGTATAATATTACTTTCTGTTGCTACACCAATGTTATATATCATAATATTGCTTGATTCAGCTGCTGTATATTCACTACCAGCTAATCTCCCAATACATGTGTTATAAGAACCAGTAAGAAGTGTGTTTGCAGCCTGATCACCAACTGCAGTATTATATGCTCCAGAAGTTGCAGTTGCTAATGCACTTCTACCGAATGCACAATTGTAAGAACCAGTTTCTTGAAACTTTAATGCAGAACCTCCAAAGGCAACATTATAACTTCCGGATTCCACTTTCCATAGAGCCGCATCACCAAATGCTGCGTTATAATCACCTGTTGTCAATTGAGCAAGGGAAAGGCGACCTAGGCAAAGATTGTTTGTTGCAGTTGTCATGGTACCATTTCCAGAACCACTTCCAACGAAAAAGTTGTTTGTGCCAAAAACATGAGCGTATCTTGTACCATTAAACTCAATTACACCTTCTGTCATCCCAGCATTAGTTGCAGGAAGAGTAAGGTTTCCAGCTGTTATTATTGCATCCCCGCTAGTTACTGTTAGCGCTGTTGCAGATGTAACCGATCCAGGAAAAGATGGACTCACTAAACTTAGATCCTGGTCACACATAGTTATTGTACGAGTAGTAGCATTTGCGATTGTTGAAGCTTCAAATGCTATCTCTTTAGTTGAGTCGCCATCATCAAGAATCCTAAATACATTATCGGGAAACTCTGTTGCGTAAGCCGTTGAACCACCTGGAGCTAGACTAGGAAAGAATCCACGTAAATCTATATTAGATACTGAAGTCCATGTTCCACTCGCAGCTACAGAATGCCTTAAGTTCATCTGATAAATCAAGAAACCTGTTCCTTTAAAGTCAGATGGAATACTAAAATTAGCATACTTACTTGAGTCTGCTAAAAGAGCCGCTTGGTTATTATAGACACCACCAGGAAGATTGACCATTAGTTTGCAATCACCTGTTGCCTCACTAACGACACCCCATATGACCAGTGAAAAATATTTACCTGACATCGAACCACCGGTAGAATCTGTAAGCAACGCATTAAGATCAGTCACAATATTGTAGGATGCCCCTACGCCAGGATCATTAACTGTATATACATCTGGAGTTCCGGCAAATGCGGGAAACGTGTGTGCGTGCAACTGATAAACTTTTCCTGAAGCATTCGTAAATATAACATTATCAGCGGATCCACCATTAGGTGTAATAGTCAGAGTTTGACCAACGCCACTTGTCCACGTAGCATTCTGCTGCCTAATCCACTTATTAATCATAGACAAATGCCCTTGCTCAGATGGAGCTACTACATGGTCTGTCCATGAATGCATTTTATATGCGCCGTCTGTTGCCAAAGAAGCTGCACTTTGACATAGTACAGTGGCAACCGCTGCAAATTCTGTTGCTGGCCATCCTACTGTACTAGCAGTTAAAGTTTTCGTGGACTGCAACAAATAAACATAATTTATTTGAGGAGCATCGTCTGCCCCAGCTGTTAATACAACAGTATCGGGAGCAGTAACCCAATTATAAAAACCATCAGAGAATATAGCTGTTAAATTTCCCGTTCCAGCTTTCTCAACTGATAGAGTAATGACACCACCGCCCGCTGTAACTGTAACAGCTGAAGATTCTATAAGCGATCCATTCCAACCATTAATTGCGACAATCCCTGCATTTGCAGTCAAATCAATCGTAACGGTTTTTCCGGCTCCCGTAGTGCCTATATAATCACCACCAAGAATGTTAATTTGGCCCAATGACTCTGTCGCAGTTCCCGAATCTGTAACAAAAGATATCGCTCCTCCATCGCCACCGCCTATAAACCCACTCATTAACTTGCACCGTAAATGGATGATACATATGCAAAACCTGTTGTGGCCACACCAATTCGCTTTACATATATCACTGTTCCCTTAGGAACATACAGGCCACCACCACTTCTATTTGATGTAACATCTATTACAAAGCCATCTCCATTTGACAATGGAAAATGATCTAAAACTCCATCAAATGAAAACATCAATGATTCATCTGTATAATTTAATATAGTGAATATTCTAGATGGGTTTTCAAGCGCAGTTCCTATTGCCATATACCCGGCTACTATAGATCCAGCAGCTAATGACCTTAATTCCTCTGCCTTAGCTTTAATATTAAAATTCATAATATCCCCTAGTTATTATAACCGTAGAACACCGTGACATAGGCTGCTCCAGATGTTGGACTAACAATTTCTTTTACATATATCCTTGTTCCTTCTGCGATAAATAAACCGCTTGGAGTTGTTTTATTTGCTGTAATATTTAAAAGAAGTGATTCGCCAGTACCAAGTGGAAATGTATCATCTACGCCATTTAGGGAGAACATTAATGATTTATCTGTTAAATTTTTAACTAATAGTATTCTAACAGGATTTTCAATAGCAGTACCAACACCAGCATATGTGGCACCTATCGATCCATGAGCTAAACTCCTTAATGGCTCAGCCATTAAACGAACAGAATAAGACATAATTTCTCCCTCTTTAGGCTTTGATTTTAGTTGCTGTCTTCTTTTTCTTCCTTCTCCTCACCATTCTTATCTTCTTCTTTCTCTTCTTTCTCTGGTGGTGTAGCCCTGTCAACTGCTTCTTTAGAAAGCTTAAGAACCTCTTGTAACATCAAAAACGCTACATCGTAAGCTTCTCCAAAAGGAGATCCTACAGGCATTGTAAATGTATAAACACGCTCATTTTTTTCTACTTCTAAAACAATAACTGCTTTCTGTGTAACCATTAATTCTCCCGTTACATTATTAAAAATTCGTCTTTCGACATGAGCATAACAACAATAGAAATATCCCGCTAACAATTTAGCTTGTTAGCGGGATATGGGAGTTAGATTCATGAAACAAGCAAACAATAAACACTGTTTTATTTCAAATAAAGACCCAGAATGAAACTATGCAGCGATTATGAAAAATGTAAGCAAAATATCGCCGTTAAGAGCGGCAGCCCCATTATTTTGACACTGTACCGTAAACGATCCAGCTCCTGGAGTAATACGCTCTACTGATAAACGACAATCATTTGCCCCTATATTAGAAACGGAACACAATATTGCGGACCCTACTGTACACACACTATTTGTAACAGTAAGCGTGACCTGAGCTCCTGCGCCAGTAACTTGTCCTGTAAAGGTTCCAACGCCCACGTTTGCATTAATAGTTACGGTTAATGCTGCTTGCGAATCTACAGCAGGAGTCATAGTAACTATTCCAGCTGCATTAATATCTATTCCACCGGTTCCAGCATCCAGAGAAATATCTGTCGCTCCGGTCACATTACCTATGGCTATGGTTTTCGCTACGGCATCTGCCCCGAGTGAGATTGAACCAGTGCCTGTTTGCATAGTAAATGCGCCATCGGTTGCATCAACAGTAAATCCACCAGTTCCGTAATCTAAGTCGATACCACCCGCAGCATCAGATGCGTTAATGACTATAGAAGCTGCACCTGCTAGTCCAGCTGTAATAGCACAACCACCAACAGTTGACTGTAAGTGAACGGACGCTGAAGCAGTTCCTTGAGTGGAAAGCAAACGAATGGTTTCTGTTGTTCCGCCGTTAGCATGTAGGTAAATACAATCAGCTGCATCTATGGTTGAGTTTAATATAACTGAACCCAGGGTTGCGTTTGCTGTAATATCACCGGATCCAGAATCAAGAACCACGCCGCTTGTTGTATTCGTATTTCCTAAAGTGAGAACTTTTGCTGCGGCCCCTGTGGCTATATTTATATCTTGCGCAATTGCATCGTTACCTATACCTATTACGCCTGCACTCGAATTAAGTTCAAGCACACCAACGGAATCGATAGTGACAGCATCAGTTGATGTTATGGTAATATCTCCTGTACCAGATTGAATAACTGTTTGGCAGGTAGTATTAGTCGAGCCTACAGTAACCACGTGGGCACTCGCATCGACACCAATATCCAAAGTACCTGTTCCAGAAGTAACAGCAACGTTACCGTTAGTAGCTCCAACTGTAATTCCCCCTGTGCCAGCAGCCAATGTAATTCCACCTGCTGCATCTGTAGCTGTAAGCTGAACTGCATCGCCAACGGCTTCGCCGCCAGTTACAACTACAGAGCCCAAAGTGGAAATAAGACTTAAATCAAAAGCTCCTGTTACGGTGTAATTAGAAGCCGCAGCGCTATCTAATGATAATTCGCCGGTCGTATCAATTATAATACCTGCGGTACCAGCATCTATATCAATTCCACCTGCTATATCAGAAGCTATAATATTAAACGCATCGGCACTTGCTAGACCAGCGTCTAATGTTATACCGCCAACATCAGAATGTACATTAATAGAGTTTAGTCCTGTACCCTGATCGGCATGTATATCTATTGTTTCCGAAACACCTGCATTTGCTCTTAGATAAATTGTTTGTGCGGCATCTGTTGAACCTGTAATAGTACAAACACCACTTGTCATAGTAAAATCAACGCCTGCAGTTAACGAGCCTGCAACCGAAGGGCTTGCATCAAGGTTTATAGTTACTGTAGAACCTGCTCCTGCGGTCCCCATGTTAGTGCCGCCTGCCACGGTAACTGCTCCTGCAGCGGGTGTTGCGGTGCCAGCGTCCGTTGGAAATGTCGACGCTACAGCACCTGTTGCAGTTATTGTTACACTATTTGCCGCATTAGTAAGATTAATACCAGCACCTGCGGTAAGCGTTGCCCATGCTGGAGCACCTGCAGTACTAGAAATTAAGATCTGTCCGTCAGTTCCCTCAGTTGAAGAAAGTAACCCTGCAGCAGTTGATTGTACAACACCTCGGGTAAGGCCGCTAATTGTAGCAGTTGTTCCTACTAATAGAGATGTACCAACGGCTGTTGTTGTGCCAGAAATAAGAGTAGTTCCAGCTGTTACACCAGCAGTAGTTGTAACGGATGTAAATGTTCCAGAACCACCTCCAGCATTTATCCATATAGCTCCTCCACCGCCTACAGATGTTAAAACATAAGCGTCATCATTTGGTACGTCTACCCAAATAGTACCAACCTCAGCTCTATCACGTGTCCTTGGAGCCCTCTGAGAAACGATAGGAAGCGGAGGCATTTCTATCGTAGAGCCACCAATACCATACGCCCTATTATTTCTTATAGATGTTCCCATATTATTCCTTATTTAAGTATTAATATATTACTCACGACAAGTAGACCTTTAATAATTACCGAATTCAATCTATTTGTTGACAATTATGTACATTTCCTGTACAATTACACAATATACAAACAAAAATAAGGGACAGTATGGATAAAATAGATAATCAGACAGATATAGTTGAGAACAAAGAAGAAGAACAAGTAGAGAAAATCATGCGCCAAAGATTGGCTGTTGATTTGCCGATACATATACATGAAGAAGTAAAACTTGTAGCAAGACAACACAATTGTACAATTACAAGATGGGTACTAAAGACAATAATTCAAAAACTAAAAATAGAGAGACTTTATAATGAAAAAGCTAATAGAAAAAAGATGCCTAAATTGCAATAAAGAGTTTGAGGTAGATGAGAAGAGAAAGGATGCGAAGTACTGCAAGTGGAGTTGCTATAGTGAAGATATAAGAAAAATAAGACAAAAAACAGGCTCTCTAAAGTTAAGAGCTAAAAGGTTAAAGTACTTTGCTTATACTCTATATTTATTAGCAATAGCAGCAACAATTACAATAGCAATCCAATATTTTACTTAATCTCTTCTCTTAACTTTTGATAAAGATTAGAAAATTTCTTAGTAGTCACACCACGCGAATATAGATATTTCCTCACAGCGTTAATTTCTTCCCTATCCTTAGTGATTAATGCCATCTTGAAACGATCCCTTATTTGATTTATCGAATATTCATTTCTTACTAATGAAACACGAGATTTAATCGTTTTCTCAGGAATCCCTCCAATACGCATTAACTCTATAATCGAATAGAGTTTTTCTTTTCTTCTAACGCTATCCTTTTCTGATAATGCTGCTTCGATAAAAGGAATAGCACTATGCGGATTAATAGCCTTAGAAACTGGGTATGCTCCAAACATAGACCATAAATAAGGTCCCCAACCTTTATCAGATATAGTTCTAAGACTAAATGGCAAAGCAGACTTAATCAAATGTTTAAGCCTAGATGGTATTTGTTTAAGAGTATTAGTTTCACCACCCCATGCAAGTTTTTGACCATACTTATACCCTGGCTCTGCTACCCACACTTGGCCTCCACCCTTTGGAGTACCCCCTAAATATTGCTCTACTAACATCTGAATTAATGGAGCAGCTTTACTAAAAAGTGCTTGCCCCAAATCTGTAAAATATCTGCCAATTTCTAAAACCTGTTTACCAAAATGACCAGAAAGTTTTTCGCCTTTTGCATTTCTCCCAGGGTTAAATATAATATCTGTTCCAGGTAATCGTACATCCGCATCTGGCATTGGAAACTTATAAGACATTGGACCTTCAATAGTCAAAGCCTTAATAGCTCTATCTATATAAAATCTAAGACCGCTAATTTTTTTATCTTTTTTATCTGTTTGTACCCATCCTGCATTGAAAAATTTAAATGCTCCATGTATCGCAATAAAAGCAATACCATATCTTTTCATAAACTGTCTTCCTAGTTTTCCTTTAGTACCAGGAGCAAATACATCAAGAAACTGCCTAATTGTAGACATAGTCCAATCTGGGTAACCAATAAGTCGCCTTAACACTTTCGAGTTCCTGCTTGAGTTCCAAAAATTCATATATTCAAGATTTTGACCGCCTGCTTGATTATTAACAACGTCAGCAATATCTTGCTTAATATGTTTAACTTCTTCAGGAGTAAACTTTTTTCCTGCATTTATCTGCTTAGTTATCTCAGAGTTTACATAATGCTGGTAAGTAGCAATCTTCATTCTAGGATGAAACTCTTCAAACAAGTAATTCGCTCCTTTAGACATTAAAGCTAAACCCTTATTGGCTCCTTTAGATGCAAGATTATCCGGCAAAAGTTCAGCGCCTTTTTTCATCGCATCTACGCCTTTACCAATCAAACCAAAACTCTTCTTGATACCTTTTGCATTACGATAGTCTACCTTTAAACCATGTTCAATTGCATCACTCATAACAGCAACTTCATTCTTTAATATTCCTGATTTCTTATACCAAAAAGGGTTTTTAAGTGCTAAGCCGGAACCTACTGCTGATTCAAATAAAGAAACATAGTGAAATGGAGACAATTCAACACGCGTATATCTTATTAAGTTTGTAGCTTTATCGTAAGCATTCCATGCTCTTACAGAGCCACCCTTATGCCTATATGTTGTATCAGCAAAAACTCCTTGTAATGCACTATGAAAATCTGGATGTACCAATGCAGGCGCATCAGAAGGTTTCCACATCTTATTAAGAACTTTACCTTCTACTGTTGGTTCAAATCTATAAGATTTTAAAAACAAATTATCTATAGGTATATAACCCTCACTCTTAGCTTCTCCATAAGCTTTTCCATCAAGAGAATTGACTACAAAAGGAATAGGATTATCTTTTTGTGTGTTTTGTATCTCCTCTAACAAATCAAGATTCGCTAAAGTTTTAATAATTTGTTCATTATATGTATGTACAAAATCAACAATTGATTTATACCTAGGTTTTAATCCAGCTTCCTTAAAAGCAGTTAGAAAATTCAAAAACTCTTTAGGTTTTGCAAATGGAACCTCTGTTCCAAACTTAGCAGCAACCTTATCAAACGCCTTATTAAATTCTTTATTAGTATACTCATACATACCTGGCATATATGCGTCTCTAAGAATATCTCTAGGATTAATATTTTTTGTTGCTGGATGCTCATTATGCTGTCTTGCCATACTAGCAAAGAACTCTTTTATCGGGCCATCTGTAAGCTGTTTGGCTGCTTCTGGAAGTCGCTTAGATAACTCCTTAAAAGTATCTCCCTTGACGAACGGGTTACCTGTCTTTTGCTTATAGTAAATCATTTCTTCAAGATTTTTAGCCGTAAACTTTTGCTCCTTTTGAGCTAACTCAACAGCTTCATTAACCTTAGTCTGTATTTCATAAACTTTTCTATTTCTTTTCCCAAGATTATCTCTAACAATTTGCTTAAGTCTTTTCCTCTGTGTTTCAACACCAAGCTTTGGAAAGGTTTTCTTTATTTTTTGTTGAATCTTTTCAGGTAACATTTTAACAAACGTATCTGCTGTTGAACGAGTACCAGGCTTTTGTAATTCTCCAAAAAATGATTTTGTTTTACCATATGCTCCTATAGTCCCTTTTATAGCACCATATGTAAGTACATTATCTAGAATGTGTTGAGCTGTCGGCCTTTTGCCCTCTAACAATCCTTGTGCTCCAGTCATACCAGTTAACTCTAATCCTGCTGTTGCTACCGCTTTTCCTGGTTTAGTATTTAAGAGCTTATTAAACTTAGGAATTTTCTTTAAAAATGGTAAAAACTTTGCCATACCTGCGGTTGCTAACCCTACCACCGCACCTTTGCCTGTTTCCTTAGAAATTCTTCCAATGCTATTTAAATAATCACCAAAAGATAAATCTCCACCCTTATCTACATATTCGCTCCAATACTCTTGAGATGCTTGCTTAATCATTGCGGGGAGAGCCATAGCTCCCATTACAGCTCCAGAAGTCGCTCCTGCTGCAGTACCAACAACTGGCACAGTAGAACCTAATAACGCTCCAGCTGCTCCACCCATTTTTCCGCCTGCCCAAAATCCTGGAATATCATATATCAATTCACCAGCCAAAGCTGCTACATGTTCTAACCAGTTTTCATCTGAAGGTACATCTTCTGGCCTATGAAACATTAATAAACTAGCAACTCCATGAGACTTGCCTCTTGAAAATGCATCGGCCAGTGTACGACTTGCAGTTTCACTTGAGTTTTCTTTTGCTAATTGACGAAACCTATTAACTTTTTCCCCGTCAACTTCCTGTGCAACCTGACTAACTCCATCTTTATTTTTTATGTCATTTGCTTCTGCAATTTGACGGAATCTGTTATTCGGTTCTTTAGCATTTGCTTCTGCAATTTGACGAAATCTGTTTGGCATTTTTATACCTCAAAGCCAAAACTTTTGGCCATTTGTTCAGCTTTTTTATAGCTATTACCAGACTTTTTTAAGAAATAATTTATTAATTCATCTGTTAAATTATTATTAACAAATGCATCTGCCATTCCTTCGCCCAGTCCTTCACTTATAAATTTTTGCTTTGCCTCTTGGGATGTTATAAGGCCTCTCTTAACCCTATTTAATGTTTCTAATTTAAGTTTTCGCATTTCAACAATCCCAACCTTACCTGCTACTTTACTTATTGCAACACCAACTTTAGCCCAATCTTTCTCCATGTTACCACCTCGCAGATCGAGGCTTGCCTTCGCTATATTATTTCTTTCCCGTTTAATAATATTTTCTTCTATACGTATTTTAGTATTAGTGTCAGCTTGGTCCATTCGTCTATTAGCTTGTGCTATCTTTATATTAGATATCTCTATTCTTCTCCGAGCATCAACTTTCTTTTGAGGACCTTCCATTACATCTTTAAGAATAGGCTGTAATGTTCTTTCATCAAATTGAGATAATGCTTGTGCTATTTGAGGTGGAAACAAAGCTTCTAAACCCTTTAACTTTCTAGACTGAGTTTGCCGCTGAGATAATTCACCAAGTTTGTGTTGTGCTAACATCTGTAAACTTTGACTTATACCCTGAGAAAGACCTGTTCCTAATCTTTCGCCAACACCGGGTTCTCTAATAATTGCCATTAGGTTCCCCTTTGAAGAATATATTTAATTAATTCAAGCACTGTTGCCATTGTAGCACTTGGCGCTCCACCCTGTGCCGCAGCAGTTGCTATATTTCCTCCACTACTAAGCAACTGTTGTGACCATTCTGGTCGTTGTGATCCAAATTGATCCGCAGGTTGTTGTTTGTATGCTTCTAGTTGCTGTGGTCCAGCTTGCATTAATTCAGTTCCTCTTGCACCACCTTGCCATTCTGGTTGTTGTAATCCAAGTTGATCCATAGGTTGTTGTTGTTGCGGTTCCCCTTGCTGCGGTAATCCCAGTTGTCCCATAGGTTGTTGCTGACCTTGATTTCCTCTACTTAATATATATGCCATTAAAGCCATTGGTCCTCCTTGCAGTGCTCCCATACCAGCTAGTTCAGCAATTCCTGGTGATCTTTCACGATAATCGGTTCCAAATTGTGGCGCCATCCCCATACCAAGAAGATTTTGATCTTGTCCTCGTTGTTGAAGGCCATATTGACTCTGAAGAGCTGCCAAATTTTCTTCCAGACCTGCACCAGCTTGTCCTAATACACTCCTAAATGAACCACTTCTTGTTGGGCTACCACCCATACTAGTAAATCTTTCTGCAAGAGAAGGAACGGTTTGTTGATGAAATTTGGTTCTAGCAGCTTTTTCTATTGGTGCAAATCCATCCTGACTTTCTCTTAAGCGCGACATTGCCATTTGCCTGGCTTCATCTAAATCAGCTCGTTGCCCAGGTGTAACTGTAGGATACTGTTCTCTTCTTCCCGGAGTTCCCCTAAAAAAATCTGTAACTGCCATTTTGAATCCTTTTATTAATTAATCTCACAATTACATCTTATAATATATAGAATAGCATACAAGAACTATTCTTTTTTCTGACTTTAAATTTGAAAGGCGATAAAATGAGCCCAGTACAAAATCGTGGAGCATTTGTCCCCACAACACAGGTCTATGATATTTCGCATATTTACGAAATGGACATTAAAAGCAAAGATTTTAAAGATTTTTTAGTTGGATTAAGTCAAAGTGTTAATAATCTATCACTTTCATTAAATATAAGAGATGCCGGCTATTACACTCAAACAGAATTTGTTTGTGGGCAATTATGGTTTCCGGATCCTACTTTAACATCTACTTCATCAAAAAGACCCACATATAGACAAGTATACAGAAAAGCAATTAACTTCGGCGCACTCCTAAATGCAGCAACCAAAACAGTACCCCATGGAATTACCCCTGATGCAAATTATTCATTTACCAGGATATATGGAACCGCAACAGATCCTACAGGATTAGAATATATACCACTTCCATACTCAAGTGAAATAGCAAATGGTGGAATCAGATTATACATAGACGATACTAACGTTTACATTAGAACATGGAAAGATTGGACTGACTTCACAATATGTTATGTTATCTTGGAATACATAAAAGAATAACTATTGAAGTCTTCCAATAGGCATTGCATGAAAAATCATACCATTTAACTGAAAGTCGCTCCAAGCTATTTCCAGGTCCTTCATTTGATTATCATCAAGATATAAGTGAAGTTGTATTGTTTCGCCATGTGCCTGTGTATAAATAGAATGCCACAATTGTGTCTGCGCTTGTTCAGAAGTAACATTAGCATATGGGAATGTTTCCAAAATACTTGTTCCCAATAAAGAGTCATTCAAAATCAACTCACCCGCATTCGCATAAGGCAATGATACATTAGAAAATGAACTATAGTAGTCTACTGTAATTTCTCCAGTTGCAGTCCTATCTACATTAAAATCTACCTTGTTAATACTCAGGTTCTTGGCTTTATCTGTATAAAAATTATATGGCTTAGTTAATAGCTCTATTTTACTTATGCGAGCAACAGTACCTCCTCCTATATATGCAGTTATGGCCTCTGGAGGATCAACTAATGTTACAGTATCTTCATTTACAATTCCAACCTGATAAACATTATCGTTTACCTCAACTGTTCCTTGGGCGTTTTCAATTATTATGTATTCATCTTCCGATAGGTTATGATCTATTATCGTAATTACAAGATCCGTTGCCACAATGTTTATATCTGTTATCTGAAGAGCTGGAGAATTACTAAAAGTATCTGGCTCAATGAGAAAAGTGAATCCTTGTTGATTACCCGCAATAACATTCCTAAAGCCGGATTGAAGTACGCCGTCATTCCATTCTACACCCATTTCCTGCCACGTATCTGTAATGGCCTGCCAAATGCGATCATCTGTATTTTGAAAATACCCAAAAGTTGTAATAGAATCATCGTTAAAAGCCCATGTATTATTTTTATAATTATACGCTAATACTCTGGTTGGAAAAATAGCATTTCCCTCTGCTTCTGGAAATGTCCAGTAAACCATTTCTGTTGTATAATCACGAATGCCGTGAACTCTAAAAATGCCGTCATTTTCATTATGTATCTGAAAAACCTTTTCTGGTATTTTTGAATCTATTCTTTCAACATGTGCTCCGTTACAAGCATGTATTCCAACATTACCGACACCAAGAGCAACTTTATCAAAAGGAACTATTGAAAAGGTAGATTCTACTCCTAACTCAGAATTAATTTTTTGCCAGATAAATGGATTAACTTGGTTACCCGTGTAAACTAATTCAAAAGTACTTCTTTCGAAGAAAACGATTAATCGATCTTTTATTATTTGCGCTGTAATAATGGCTTCTTTTGTTGGTGCATCCTCAAAGTTCCCGAGCCCCGGTATATCTTCTCTAAAAGCATCCGCATCTAACGGACTTCCATTTTGTGAATATCTACAACGATTAACAAATGAAACACTTGTATTTTCTACGGTATTCAATAAAACAAGTCTATCCTTAAAAGGAACTATAATTCTTGCAGTTTCAATATAAGTTGCGGCATCATATAACGGCCTAAAAGTAGTCCACTTAGAAGTTATGCTATTATAATACCTCATTCTATATGGTTCAATTTCATTGTAATTTGTTACGAACAGAATATTATCACTTTCTGCTGCTCCACGATATGTAATACCCCAAAAGAACTGTGAATTTGAACCAGCCCATAATGCTTCACCAGCATTGGTTGTAAATCCAGCCAAACGTTCCCAACCTCCTCCGGCATATTGATAAGCAAATTGGGTATCAAAGGCATAAACTGGTTCATCGTTTATCGCTGAAACTTCATATGTAATGAGACCCATAACCGGTTCTGCTGGATAAAAATAACAAGCTGTTGCTGCATCTGCACCATTAATAACATATGCTCCAGTTGCAGGATTATAGGTATAAACAGTCGCTCCAACATCTGTTGTTAACATATCCTGTGCTCCAGGTGTATCATCAACAACAGTAAACATTTCATCGCCTATAGAAAACATTTGACCGGCTTTAAATATTACTCCATCGACTGTTCCCGCAATATTTCCTGCGCCATCTGTATTACCAAGATTCATTCTTAATCGTGAATATAATTGCTGAACCCCAACATCCTCTGCCTCACTAACGAATGATGAGCCAAATCGCTTTCTTACACTACCATGATAAACGTAAGCGTTTTTCAATTTAGCAAAAGCTTTATCCGGGATTAACCAGGGTTTGAGATCTGTTTGAAGACCATCATTAATAGGTGCAATTATAAAACGATTACTGGCCATTTAAGCTCCTATTCCTATAGCTAAATATCTATACCAGGCTGCCCTTGCTGTTACTTCTGTTCGCCTTGAACTCCATGTAGTAATAGAATCTCTATCAAATGATTCTAGCCTTACAAATACATCAGAATCTACATTTGGAGCTTCAACAGCATAAGTGGTTATCATTACTTGAAAAGGAGAACCAGCAGCAAATCTAGGTACTCCAGCTCCCGCTGCTGGAAATGGAAGATTATAAGTTCCCGCACCAGTTCCTGTTTCACCCCATTTAATCAAAAGACCAGAAGGTAATTGACTCCATCCATTATTCGCGGTTAATAACGCACTAGTCATATCTATTTGAGTTCCGCTATTTTCTCTTCTGAAAAATAATTGAGATACGATTGGTGTATATGCACCAGCTTTTGTATATACAGCTCCCTCGTCAACAGCTGTAGCTGGAGCTACTGCCTGCTCCGGCAAAGAAACAAATTGGTGTTTTCCAGCATTTGCGAGATTAAATGTATAATGATTTACACCTACGAGTGTATTAATTGCTGCAAAGTTAGCTAAAAGAGCCGCTTGCGAAGCACTAATTCTATCTGTTGGCTGCGGAATATTTTCATTATAAGGCACGGTTAAACTCCTATTCGTAATTTATTACCAATTTCCCCAACCAGAATGATTATTTCCACCGCCCACTTGTTGCGAATATATTGTAGCGACACGCTCTTTGGTTTGTTGGACAATTACTCTTCTTAAAACTAAACGTTCCTGCATGGTAAATTCAGGCATTATCATTGCTACACTTTCAACATCCATACGATCTTCAAATATTTTTTTTGCAGCACCATAAGCTATGTATTGCCACCATTGTTGAAGCTCCGGCTCTTCCGCCCCAGCTAATAGCGCTGTAGGTCTCACATAGACTTCCATTGTGATTTCATATGGTTGATCTGGTATAGGCCTCAAGACAAAAGAATTATCAAAATAAAGTATAGCCTTTGGCATAGATGGTACATAAGGAACCGTTTGACTATTAATGGTCTCGTTATCTCCAGGGGCTGCACTAAACTGTAAAGTATAATCTCCTGTAAGATAATCAATTGTTCCTGCACCATCGCCTTCCAAGATTCCCTCACCATCATCATGCAATTCCAAACCATTATCATTCAGATCTATTGAACTAAAAAGAACTGCATTTACTTGCATTGGAATATAATTTCTGTTTAAGGTGCCTGCAAAATTTGTAATAACACCATTGCCCTTGACCCCAATAGAAGCAATACTTCTCACTATTGGGTACATATTATAAAACTGCTCCTGGGATTGCATGAGTGTTGTAGGGTATCCCGCAATATAGACTGGCCTATGTGTTGTTATATATTTGTTTTCAAAATCATAGAGGGGATCAGCTGGGTCAACAACATTTGTTGAATATGTATGGACATATGGTTCAGTAAAAAAAGTAAAATTTTCTCTAAGTGTAAACAATCTCAGATGTTCCGGGAAGTCGTATAAAATAAAGGTATTTACATACTCATCTATTTCAACGTTTGTTATCTGTGAATCTGATGGGCTTCTCGTTAGCCTACGTATTTTAATACGTATTGCATCAAGGTCAGCTGCCATAACACTTTCCTACTTTAATGTATTTTACAATCTTACTTTTTACAATACTAACAAGTTCCAATACCGTGGCCTATTACTTTATAAAACATTTCTAATAGCAGAAGACAACACATCGTTTGCTTCTCCAACAGGTAAAACCTGGGCACATGTATTATCGTGCGCTCCGGGTACTCCTGGTATCGCAAAAGCATCGAACTTACGTGTATCTATATTTATTGTAAAAGTATCTGTACCGGTTACAGTAATCTCTCCTTTAAGTTTATTGCCCTGCTGCATCCCCTCTGTTTTTGGTATTAACAATCTTACTATCTGGCCAGTTATATAATCATGATCGAATGTTGTAGTGACTGTTGCAGGATAATCCTGTGTTATAGCCGCGATAAGCCTCATGGATGGCTGAAATGTTGGCGATTCGTTGGAATAGCAGGTACTCATTTACATCTCCTTAAACGGCTACAGTCTCAACAGTAACTATTTCCTTACTACCATCTTCCATGTCTTCAATATCCATAAACTCAAGACTTTGAAATCCAAAACGCCTCACTTTTTGACCTATCTTCATTACAGGCACTCCATTCTTATCTACAGCATAAGAGTGTACAGGATAAGAGCCATTCTTATTTAAATGCTTAGCTACTCCGAGAGGAATTCTATATGTTTCATTGTCTATTAATGTGAATTTTTCAATAGGATCTCCCTCATAAGCCTTGAAAACAAAACTTACTGATCCTCCAGGAACCTCATAAAATCTAAATACACCACTAACTGGTTCCCTGTCTTTATCGCGCATATATTTAAGTTTTTGTTTTAGTGCTTTTTTATCTATATTTGTTTGTACTGACATAAAATGTTTCCTCGTATTTGCGAGGAGGGCATCTTCGCCCTCCTCGTCCCATTAAAAGAATATCAAATATTAAAACTACAATTAATTATTTACTATTATCGACACTCCGGCCTTCCAGTAGATCACATCATTTGCTATGCCTGCAGGAGAATCATTGCCACCACCAAGAAGCATTCTATATTCTGCAACGTTCTCTGTAGCTCCATCAAGCTGGTTAGCATAATCTACATGAGTAGATTCCCCTATTGGAACAACTTGCGCTGGTGTAAATACATCATCAGCAGTAACAGGCCAGTCAAAAGCTGTAAATGCCGTAGAATCTATATCTACTGTGATTGTATTATTAGCCGCATCCGTATCAACAATGGTTCCTATAAGGCCATCCATTTCTACCATGTCTAAGTATTCATCAACCCTAAACCTTACCTTCTCACCAATATCCATAAGATTAGTTACAGTAGTGGTAACGACCGCTTGAGCAGCTTGTGTTATATTAGCAATTGTACGGGCACGTGGATAATAAATAGGATCGAAATTAACCTTGCGGAGCTGACCAGCAACAATTACACCTGTTGTTACAATTTGGTTCATCCAAACAAGTTCAAATTCAGTATTTGCAACAAGATTGTCTATTGTAAAATCAATTGCACCCAATTGTTGAGCGCCAGTAACATCTAGAATTCTTACAACATCGCCATCTGCTAACCCAGTAGTATCTGCTAAAGAGACTAGTGGCGGAGCAGCATTATCAATTGTAGTAATTGTAGCATTTAAAAGCCCAGCTGCAGTTGATGAAGTATCTTGATATGTAAATCCATTAGCAGCATAAGCATCTATCTCTAGAGAATCATCTGCAGCTAACTTTAACCAAAAAATACCTTCGCCATCCGCCATACCACGCTGCCATTCAGACTTTACAACTGTAGCGGCACCACCGGCTGCTAATGTAGTATAGTTGTAAACAGTCATCCAATCGCAACCCTGGCGCATCTCAAGTGCTGTTTCTGCACCATCTGATACAAAAGAGCCTTGCTCTATCATTGTATTATAAGCCATAATTAGTCCTTTCTATTCTGTTAAGCAGCTGGAGTACAGCGTAGATTGATAATCCACAAATCATTAGTAATTCGCGGGACTTCCGCAAATTTATAACCAACAGAAGCATTAAGGGCTAATGGACCATCATATATTGGTGGTCTATAAATAAACGAAGCGCTATATCCATCCTGCTCTATACAAGCATAAGCTTCCATACCAACACAGAATATATTGAAAATGTCATCGTTCAATAAAGACGCATTTGCAGTTACTGATCCAATTGAAGAAACCAAGAATCTAAGGTTTCCAACTGAACCCCACTCAGAACGCAAAGCATTCATCGGTGATGGATATTCATTTTTATGCATAAAACCGTCAACACGATCAACTTCTCCTGTCAACTTTGTTGAACACAGAGCGAAGTACGCATCACGAATTGGAGCTGTTCCAAATTTCAAATCTCCTTCAATACTGTCCATAATTGTATAGGCATTTGAATCTAAAAGAGCACGAACAGTTTCGTCAATATCTACACGGTTTATCTCTGTAGGATTATCCGCATTTACACCGGCAACACAGTTTACAAACCCTGCTCC